TCTAGCTGAATTTTTCAAAATGAAGAAGTCTATTTTTTAGTTTTATATGGTGTAATCTTAATTGATTTTAATAAAACTACTAGAGATATTAAAATCAATGCACAATATGAAAGTAACACTACAAAGAAAAAAATAAATAGTTTCTTTTATGATTACAATGTAAAAAGTTATATAAAGCAATATAACTTTAATTTTTATCTAATTAAAGACTACATAAAATCAAAAAAAGACTTAAAAAATAAATTAGATAATAATATTATAACCCCTTGTTATAATATTATAGAAACAAACTTAAATAATTTATAATAATTTTTAGAATCAATAACCCCCCTTGTTTTTCTATTAGGTGGTTTATTGATTCTATAAAGTTTTTATAACAATATAAAAGCCTATTTTAATTTTTAATATAATATTATGAAAAAAAACCCAAGAGTAGAAAGACTATTAAAAATAGTCAATCAAGAATATTATTATAAAGATATTTATAATAATGATATTATTATATCATCACAAGCAGATAATAGTGATAATTATCCTTATGAATCACTAGTTGACTATATAAATGAAGATATTATAGAATTTACAAATTCTAATAATATTAATTTTGAAGTTATCCAGAAAGATAATAGACAAATTAATATTTACAATAATCAAAAAGTAGATAGTAGTTTTTCACTAAACACTAGTGATTTAAAAAACTACTGAAAAATCTTTTATATCAATTTACTAGAAGAATTACAAGTAGTAAATTGATATAAGGAATTATACACTACATTAATTGATTTTAAAGAATCTTTTATTGAACATATAAATAAAGAATATATAGATTATTTTTATAATGAAGATAATTGAATTGAGATAAATATTGATTTTTACTGAAAGTGTATATTACAAGATTTTATAAAACATAGAATTAAAATTGATGATGAAGAAAAAGTTTTAGAACAAATTAATAACCTTGATGAAGAATTAAAAAGTATAGAATGGATAATGTGGCAATCAATAGAGCAGTCTTTTGAAAAAGAGTACTATTATACAGATATTACAGCTACTTGATATAGTCAATGAGATTCTTTAACACACCATTATTTATTTAAAATAGATAATGAAAAAGATAAAGAAAAAATAAAAGACTGGATAAAAGACCATACACTTTTAGTAGAATCAATTTATACAATACAAGAAGTGAGTTTTTTAGTAGAATTTACTAAAACAACTCAGTATTATGATAAAGAGAAAAACCCCACTTATAAAAAAGAGTTTACAGAACAAGAACAAGACATTATAGACTCTTTCACTTGCTATAATAATCATAAGTATGAAGATTTAATAGACCATATAAAAAGTGAAGTTTATCATTTTAATACAACACAAAAAATGATAAAATGAGATTTTACAATTAAAGAGATAAGAGACACTGAATATAACTATTAAAAAATAGTTATATTCCTTCTCTTTTCTCTATTTGGTACTTAACCACCTTAACCACCTTAACCACCTTAACTATATGAAAAATTTAACTGAACTACAATTAGAAACATTAGAAAAAATAAAACAAAATTACAAAAACAAAATTATAAAAAATAAACAAAAATTAAAAGACTTGCATAATTTTTATAAGTTTTTAAAAGGGAAAAAACTTATAAAGCTTTTTTGAGATAAAACAATTGAAAAGCTTAATACTGAACTAGAGCAATATCAATTAAGAATATATGTAAGAAAACAATATGATTTTAATAATCAAAAAACACTTAAATTATATCACACAAGGGAAAAATATAAAAATACTGAGATAAAAGAGTTTTACAATTGTATTACAACAAGTGATGATATTATAAAAGAAACTTTATCTACAATCACTTTTCAAGAAAAATATTTACTGGAATTAATAGATAATGAAAGTAAAGTAAAATCTAGTTATAATAAGTATATAAAATTATCAAAATTAATAGCAGAATATAATGCTATAAATGTTAGTATAAGAAATTCTATATGAGAAGAAGAACCTTATTATAAAAACAATAATCATATTTATTAATAAAAAGACAATGAAAACTAAAACTTGTAGATTATGTAATGAAGAAAAACCACTTACACTAGAGTTTTTTCATAAAGATATACATATAAAAGATAATATGCAAAGATTTACTAAAATTTAATTAATAACATAAAAAACAATGAATAAAAAAGAGTATATGAAAGAATATGTAATAAGAAACAAAGAAAAGAAAAAAGAGTATGATAAGATTTATAGAGAAAAAAATAAAGAGAAAACAAAAGAGTATTATCAAAAAAATAAAGAACAAATAAGAGAAAAAAGAAAAGATTATTTAAAAGAATATGTGAAAAAAAATTCTGAAAAAATAAAAGAATATCAAAAAGAATATAAAAAACAAAACAAAAAAAGAATACAGGGATTAAGAAGACTTTATTATATAAAAACAAAAAAAGAACACTTAGCAAGAGCAAAAGCCTATAATTATTACAAAGACCATAATTTTGTTTGTGTAGAGTGTGGAATTGATGAGAATATAGAATTACACCACCCAAACTATAATGAGCCTTTAAATATAATCCCATATTGTAAAGAACACCATATTAATTTACATAATAATTTAAAAAATAATGGAAACAAAAATATGCAGATTATGTAATAAAGAAAAACCACTTACACTAGTTTTTTTTCATAAAGATAATAATGCAAAAGATAAATTTACTAACAGATGTAAATTGTGTCGTAACAATTTACACAGATTAATGAGAAAAGAAAAAGAATTTGTAAAAAAAGAAAGAGAATACAGTGTAAAAAGAAGAAAAAGCCCAATAGTGAAAGAGTTGGAACTAAAGCAATATAAAAAGTGGATTAAAAATAATAAAGAATACTTAAGAAGTATAAATTATTATCACCCAAAGTATAAAAAATTAGATAGAACCCACTATATAACAAATTGAGATAAAGACCAAAGAGAAAAAGAATTACAATATTTTAAAAATAACATATTATAAAATGAATAAATACATAATAATAAAAGATATATCAAGTAAAAGTGAAGATATATCTATTATTACAAAAGAATTTTGAGAAACAATACTAAAAGAAACAAATTTTATATGAACAGAAGTTGTTTATATTGATGATGATACACATAATCTAGATTATTTAATAAAGGAAGATTATTTATTAGCTAGAAAGCTATTAAAAGTAGTATGAGAAGATATAGAACCAATAGAAAGCTGAACATTAGAAATAGACACAAGAGCTTTTGAATTACAAAAACTTACTAGTAAAATACTAGAAAAAGAAATAGCTGATAATCTATATTATAATATAATAGAAGAATTACAGCCTATTGTAAGTCAAGAAGACAAAAAAGATATGCTAAAACTTTTAATAAAAGATTTACAAAATTATATTAACTTTAACCAATAAAAAAATGGATAATAAAGCAATAATTAAACAATTACAAGTAGAAATAAAAATCTCTAGTGTGCTAGACATACAAATAAAAGATAATAACATTATATTAATAGATAATGAGTTTGAAGAAAGAATTATAACTCTTTCTTTTGATGAAGTAGATGAAATTATAAAACAATACACTTACTTTAATTAATAACCAATAAAAAAATGAACAATAACTTACACTTAATAGATAAATTAGTTGTAATAACAGATTTAGCAAAAGAAAAAGCAGATATAAATTGAAATTTTGAATTAATGGAGAATATTGATAGTTGGGAAGAAGAACTTATAAGATATTTAGAAATAATCCCAACATATTTTTGTGTTTGAGATATAGTACAACATATAGATTGAAATTGAACAGATTTTGAAGTAATAGAAATTTGATTGACTGAAGACTGAAACTGAACACCTTGTTTTGCAATAACAGTAAAAGATACAGAAAGTTTTGAACTATATGATGAAGACCAAGATATTTTTATGCTTGTAAAAAGAGAGAAACCTAGTATTTAACAACTTTTAAACAACTTTTTAACAAACTATAAATATAATCATATTGACTTTTTTCTGAATAAGATTAAAGTCAATACACTTTTTAAATAAAGTATTTAACACTTAATATATAAATATGGAAACAGAAAAAGCAATAAAAATGTATGAAGAATTGCTTGAATTAGATAAGAATAAGAGAAAGTTATCAAAAGAAATTCTATGATTAAGAGCTAATTTTTGAACAAATTATTTGTACAGTAGATATAAATGAGCAGTCCCAAAAGAAGAAATGGATAAATTAGATAAACTAATAAAAGATAGAGAAAAATGTATACAAGGAAAAAGGGATTTACTTAAAAAATATAACATAACTAAGAGTTGATTACACTGGAGAATAAGTCAATTAAAAGAAAAATGAATAATTACTAACTAATATATTATATTTTTATGAATATCTTTGATGAAATTAAAAATCTTCCCATATTAGAGGTGCTTACAGCTTTTTGACACCAATGGAAAAAAGTAGGTAGGGAACACCATTTAGTAAGGGACTGAAAAATTGATAGTAGCTTTAAAATAAGTCCACAAAAGAATATAGCAAAAGACTTTTGAAAAAGTTGAATACAAGGAAACCCCTTTGACACTATTGCCCTATTAGGTGGACTTGACCCAAAAGACAATGATACACAAAAAGAATTAATACAAGCTTTTGTTGAATATTTCCCAGAATTAGCAAAATATGATAAATCAAATGAAGACCATAAATTTGAAAAATCACTAAAAAATGATGAGATTCTAAAAAAATATAAAGAGTGAGATTTTATTTTATGATGATTTTCACAAAACTTATATCAATTTTTTTCTAATAGATGAGTTGATGTAAAGAAAGATAATTTGAATATTTGAAAAATAGTAAAAACATACTGATTATATGAGAATTATTATTGTAGTGAAACAAAGAGTTGAAAAGCTACTAATACAAAAGTAGTAATTTTTCCAATGTATGATGAGAATTTTAATATAATATGAATCAAATTAAGAAGAACTGATACTAAAAAAATTAGAGGGATAAAATCTATATGAGTTTGAAAAATTTGATTATTATATGAGAAAAAAACAAAAGACACTACTTGACCTATATATATAGTAGAGTGAGAAGTGGATTATCTAATAATGAGATTATTGTGATATGATAATGTAATTTGAAATTTATGATGAGTACAAAGTAGTAGAGAATTAATAAAAGAAATAACTTACAATAATAGTCAAATTATATCACTATATGATAATGATAATGCTTGATTACAATGAAGTATATCTCTTGCTGAACACTTAAATAAAGAAGTTTATGTATTAAGAGAATACCCAATAACAAAAGATTCGCACGGTTGAGATATATGTGATATTGCTGATTTATACAAAGCTTGATATAACACAAAAGCTAAGTTTGATGAAGTTTTAGTTACAAGTAATATAGTTTCTGTTAATGAAATATGAAAAGAGGATATACCAGACCCAGAATTTATTTTTTTAAGAAAACATTTAGCATATTTTTCTCCAAAATACCAATTAATGTATGATAAGTCAAAAGTAGCTGATGTCCACCCTTGAATAAGTGCTTGAGATTTATATGACAAAATGGTACTTACCCACCAAATACCCCAATATGAATCTCTTTGCTATTTGGAGGGCTGAAAGGATTGACATTATAACTTATTAAAACCCTGAAGTTATATGACAACTAGTAATGAAGACCCATTTTTACACCCAGATATAGAAAGAGTATTACTGAATCTATGTAATGATAATGAAGAAAATTTAGAATGGCTACATAAGTCTATTTTATATAAAATTACCCATATAAATGATGTTTATTTACCTGCTGTAATTTTTTTCTGACCTTGAGGTTCTTGAAAATGAAGTTTTATTAAACTTTTATCCTATATTTTTTGAAAAGATAATACTTTAGTATGATTATGACAAGACCAATTATGAAGTAGATTTTCTGCTTATAATTGAAAAAAACTAATAGTTGAATATAAGGAAATATCTAGCTGAAATACAAGAGATGATAAAAAAATTACTGATAAATTAAAAGGGATTATATGAGAAGCTACAATTTTAGTAGAACAAAAATCAAAAGACCCTGTTGAAATTGAAAATATAGCTCGGTTTCATTTTAGCTCAAATCACGCACTACCACTACAAATGGATAGTAAACATAGTTGAAATAGAAGATTTACAGTTATTAAGACTTGATGAAAAATTAGTAGTGATGAAGCTAGAGATTTTCATACGGCAATAGATAATAGAATAAATGTTTCAAAATATATATCACGGCTATATCATACATTCCCAGAAGTTCCAAAAATGAAAAATTTTCCTGCTTTAGATAATAAAGACAAAAGAGAATTAGAAGATAATTGTGAGAGTGAATCTAACCAATTCTTTGAGTGGTTTGAACAAAAATACCCTTATATAGTTAAAATAAGTAATATCCAATTTGATATTTTGAGAGATTTGTATTGTAATGAAAACTGAATTGACCAATTTACACCTGCTCTTAGAGGGAAAATATTTAAAAATTCTCTTTCTCATAAATATCAATGAAAAATGGTTAAATTATGAGAAAAAAATACTAGAGGTTTTTATATACATAAAACACCTATTGAAAAAGATAGTATTAAGGATTTTTTACAAAAGAATCCAGACAAAAAAACATATTTAACTACCGAACTCGGTATTTATAGTAATTAATGATAATAATTATGCAATGTACAAATAGTCAATGTTGTAATGATAAAAAAAAGGATTTTAAATCAAAATCAATATGATGAACAAGAGTGTTAGTGTGTCAAAGATGTGGATATTATAATAGTAATTTACTTTTTAAGAAAAAATAATGAATAGAGATATTAATTTAGCAAATTTTAATGATATGTATACACCAGATTATGCTATAGATTATATTACAGATTTTTTACCTAAAGATAAAGTATACTGGGAATCCTGTTATTGAGAATGACACCTAGCTGAATCATTAAAAAAAAGATGATACAAAGTAGTTTGATATAAATGACTAGATTGTTTAATAAATCAACCAAGTGAAGACTGGGATATTTGGCTAACTAACCCCCCATTTCGCTGAAATAAGAAATTTATTAAAAGAGCATTAGAATTATGAAAATCATTTATATCTCTACAAAGATTAGAGCATTTATGATGAAAGGAGGCTATGGAGGTTTTTAATAATCCAGATATTCAAGTAATTATACCAGAAAAAAGAATAGATTATTTAACACCTAAAATATTAAGAGGAGAAAAAACTTGATGAGCTACATTCCATTCTGTTTTTATATGCTATAAAATGAATTTACCTAAAGATATTTTATATATTAAGAAAAAATAATGGATAGAGAAAAAGTAATAGAGTTTTATACAATAAAAAAGCAGGAGTTTAATTATTTTAGTCAGCGTTTAGTTGATAAAAAAATCAAATTCTATACAAAACCAAATATTTTTCCACCAACAGCAAGAAGTGTTTTGAAAACAAAAAGAGCCAAATTTCAGAACCTTTCTCCTATTGGGTTCTCTAAAAACCCAATAGAGAAAAAAGTAGTAGAAAAATTTGCAGATATGATTAAGATTCAAAATGAAATAATATCTACTATTAAAAAAAGAGTAGAAAAATTTGATTATAAATGCTGAATAATTCAATTAAAAACTTGAGGCTGAAAAAGTATAATTTGTATGGATATTATAGAGTATTTACAAACTACTGCATTGATTCTTGTTACGAATAAAAAATTAATGTCAGAAATGATAGAAAAATTTTCTGAAATGACAAATTTTATACCTAGTCAATATTGAGATTGAAAAAAAGATATATGATTTATTACAGTTATGACAAAACCTTCTTTTTTAAAATGTCCTTCAGAAGACTTAGTTGATTTTGATACAATATTAGTAGATGAAAACCACCAATGATTTTCAGATAAATTCAGAAATAAAATGAATACTACATTTAGCTGAAAAGAAATTTTTTTATACTGATTAAGCTGAACTCCGTATACAGAAGAATTAGAAATTGTAGATTTAGAAAAATATTATGGGAAAGTTATTAATGTACAGAATGAATATAATTTTATACCTAGTTTTATATTCTATAATTACAAAACACCTAAAAATGATTTAGAGTTTGAACACTATAGTGAATTAAAACAATGTCTTATTGATGATATAGATAGATATAAAGAACAACACAACACAATTCTTAATAATTTATCTGATAAATGTAGTTTAATATTAACAGATAGAATAGAAGAAGCTAATCGTTATGAAAAAGATTTTTTTGAAATAACTCATACATATTCAGTAATAAAAATTACTTGAGAAACAAAAATTGCTGATGACCAGAAAAAATTAGCAGAAGCGTTAAAAAAATATGAAAAAGATAAAAAGCCAATAATAATTATTTGAAGTATTCAAAAAGTTAGTACAGGTTTTGATTATGGGGTTATAGATACAGTATTTATTTATTCTAGTATTAAATTTGAAGCTACTGTCATACAAAGTGTTGGTAGATGTCTTCGTAAATTTGAAGACAAAAAAAGTGTTAGAGTTGTAATATGGAATGATTCTATATTAGATAAACAAAGAGTACAAAAAACTAGAGCTATAATGGAGGAATATTGAATCCATAGAAAAGATATAGTAGTTCATACTCTAAACAACCTAATAGAAGAAAGATGAAGTTTAGCACTTACTTTCTAATGATAAAATATGAAAGAATTTGAAATGGTAATGCCTAAAAAATGATTTCGTCTTGAGAAAGAATTTACTACTTATTTTAATAGGAAACTAAAAGATAAATGATTTTTTGTACATAAGTTATCAGACGGTTGATTGGGTTCAAAGCCTTATGATTGTATTATTAGAACAAATATTGCTACCTATCATACTGAAATAAAAGTAATAGATAAAGAGAATTTTTATATAAAACAATTGAGAAGCAATCAAAGAAAGGCATTAAGGTTAGTAACAGAGTTATGATGAGTTGGATTAATAGTTATTTATTCTAAGCACTTTAATAAACATAAGGTATTTACATTTGAAAAAATCAAAGATATATGACCTTGAGATTATATTAAATTGTTGTTCTAATATTTAGAACGAAACTAATAGCTTAAAATACATTCTATTATAATTTAATATATAAAACTTGACTTTATTATATTTCTGAATACTATATTGTCTGTAATTGAAATATTTGTTTATAAAGAAAAAAGAAAAAAGAATAAAAAATAATGATATTACAACTATTTTATTTGATAATTTTATCAAAAATGAGTGATTTATTTTCACAAGATAATATCCCACAATCAAACTATATGAAGTTTGAAAAAGTAGGAGATATTGCGAAATGAACCTTGACTGGGGTAAGTCATAAAGATAGTGATTGAGTTTTTCCTGCACAAACTATATATCATTTAACTAATGCTGAAAAATGAACAGCAGAAATTGGAGCTAATGATGAAATCAAGAATCCAAAATTAGAAGCAGTAGGAGAATTAAATATTGGTAGTTCTAAATCTTTCGTTAATGATAGATTAAAAGGAGCTAAAGAATGAGATATTATAGGTATGGCTTTTATTAAAGAAATTCCTGCAAAAACTAAATGATACCAAAATGCTAAAAGTATTTTACCATTCATTTGAGGACAAGATGAAGAATATATGAAAAGTAAAAATGAAGATTTATTTAATTCTAGTGAAGATGTATTTGAGTAATAGATAGAAAAGGGTAGCCCCCTTTTTTATTTACAATATTTTATTACATAAACATAAACAGATATATGCAAATAGATGATTTTAAACAATTTTGCCTTGAAAAAAGTGCAGGAGCTACAATAGAAGAACAAAATAGGATTCTTAAAATGATACAAGATATTAATGATTTTCTTGAATTAAAACTTTTAGAAAATAGTAATGTAAATTCTAAAGATTATACAGATAGATTTTAATAAAAAATAATATGAAAATACTTAATGAATTAGTCCAGTCTTCGCCCCAATGGTTAGATTCTAGAGTGTGAAAAATATCTGGAACTAAATTGGCTTCAGTAATGGCTTGAAAAAAAGCAGTAGATACTTTTATGTTTGAATTACTGTCTGAAAGTTTAGCTCCACTAGAGGAAAATTTTATTTCTCCTGCTATGGAAAGATGAACTAGATTAGAGCCTTATGCAATAATTGAATATGAAAGAAAACATAATGAAAAAGTAGAACAGCCTTGATTAATTATCGCTGACCATTCTTTCTCTATTTGTTCTCCAGATTGAATTATTGCTAATACAGAAGGGAAATATACTAAAGCCCTTGAGATAAAATGTTTAGGTGCTAAAAAAATGCTAAAATATATGTTAGCAAAAGAACCTAAAGATATTTATAAAATAGAAAAAACTTATTATTGGCAAATTGTGAATTACTTTATTTGTCTAAATGACCTAGAAGAACTTACTTTCTTTTTATACAATCCAGATATGTATGAAGAAAAGTTCCAAATATTTGAAATGGTTATAAAGAGAGACCAAATAGAGAAAGATATCGCAAAGGCTAAAAGTAGTGTTTTAGAATTTGAGGGTAATTTTAATAAATTAATATTAGATTTATGAGTATAGAGAAATTGTATAAGTTTTCTGAAGTATCAGAAATACTTTGAGTAACAAAACATTGTTTGCACGTATGGGCAGATGAAGAAAAAATAGAAGCTATTAATATTGCGCCAAAAGGACATAAAAGAGCTTTAAGAGTTAAAGAGAGTGAATTAAAAAGAATCACTAATAGTTTATAATTTAAAAATTGATGTATGGAAACAACAATAAGAGATATAATAGATTTTATAGTAAATGTGAATTTGGTAGAATTTATGCTAGATTTAAAATTAAGTAGCATAGTGGCCTTCGGGGCTTCTTTCTTTATTGGGTATAATATGATACCTAAAATAAAGGCGTGGTATAATAATAGAAAACATTATAATAGAAGACAAGCGATATTTGTTAATGATTTAGAGAAGGACTTTAATTCTACTGGTAGAGTATATAAAACTAATGTAATTAAGTCAGATAAATTAAAGAACTTAGCAATAAGATTGTATACTAAATATTCTGCACAAGAAATATCTGAAATGGCTTGATTTTCAATTACAACTTTCCACGAAATAAGAAGGGACGGGAAAAAGCAACCTAAAACAATAAGAAAACTAACAAAAGCCTTATTGTCTGCTGAAAGAATATTAGAAGATAAATATACTAATAATAGTGTTGTGATAGAGCCTATTAAAAGAACACCTAGATTTACAACTATATGGGAAAAGGCTACTGAAGATGAAATGAGTAAATTATATATATTATGACAAAAATTAACAACAGTTATGGCTCAAAAAGATTTAGCTAATATGTTGAAAATAAGTCAGAGTACAGCTAGTTTTGTTTGTAATAAAAAAATTACAAGAAAAGATGAAGTGTTAATGTATATTGAAAAATTTGAAAAAATAGCTAAAGGCTATAATTTAATTAAATAATAATAAATAAAAATGGAAGCAAGAAAAGTATGTGTTATAATAGAATGTAATAACGATATAATAGAAGCAAGTGTTGGTTTTGAAATAAAAACAGATAAAAAAATGTCTGAAATAAAAGAGTTTTATAGGCAAATAGCTCCAGTAGCACTTTACTCTGAACAATTGGAACAAGGTGCTGTACTTAGACTTCTTACAAATTACCTTATAGATTGAAATACTTTGGACACAATAGCAGATAAATATAAAGAATGACTTACAGTTAGAGTATCAGAAGATGATACAATACTAACAGAAAATGAAAATTATAAATCAGAAGAAGAACAAAAACTTGAAGAAGATAAAGAAAGACTGATGAAAAAAATGAAAGAAAGTATGGATAAATCTAATAAATGAGAAGGAGATTTTGAAAAAGACCTTAAAATAGCAAAAGAGGCTATAGGGGTATTAGAAGAAATGGTAAAACTTAAAAAATAAAATAATGGCTTTAAGAAAATTATCTTCAGCTACTAGGACAAGAATAAGAAAACATTATGATGATTGAAAAACAGTAGAAGAAATAACTAAATTATTTCCTAGAATAAAACCAACATTAAAAGAAATAAATAAAATTATATTCTGTCCTAAGTGAGTTCGGAGAAAAATAGTTAATTGAATTGTTTGGATTCAGTGTAATAGGTGTGAACAATACAAACCACATATAGAGAAATATTTTCCAGACAATTGAAGGGGTTGATTAGAGTCTAGGTGTAGGTGGTGTAAAAGATTACAAAATAATAATTTAAGAAGGCTTAGAAAAAATATGTGAATCAAGAGAATTGATAGATGACCATTATGTACAAAGAGGCGTTGGATTAGGGAAAAACTAATAAGGCTGATAGACCTAGATTATTATAAGACAAATAAAAAAAATATTAAATTAAGAAAAAAACTATGACTAAAATAAATAGAGTAAAATTAAAACTTTTTAAAACAAATTTAAAACTATTAACAGATTATGCTTTTGAGTTTGATTATAAAAGTGTAATAACTGAAAGAATATATACAGATGAGGATTTGTTGTATGCTACATGTATATTAATGCACACATTATGAAATATAGCAATATCTAAAGGATTAGATAAATGATTAAGTGAAAAAACAATAATGATAGTATCTGAACAAATGTGAGCTGAATTAAGAAAATTTATAAAAACTTATGCAGATTTAGATACTATGAAATTAGCTGATAAATATATGAAATGAGAGAAATAAAATTTAGAGCTTGGAAAAAATCTGAGCAAGAAATGAAAATAAAATTTGATATAAATCAAATATTATGTTCTGAGGATTTTTTAACAGAAGAAGAATATAAAGATTTAGAAATTATGCAATACACTTGACTTAAAGATAAGAATTGAGTTGAGATATATGAGTGAGATATATTAAGGAGAACTAAAAAAACATATCCTTGATATTATAAAAAGATATATTATATAGAAACTATATTTGATAGAGTATGAGGTAATGATAGGGAGGTCATCTGAAATATATATGAGAATAAAGATTTACTAACTAAATAAAACATTATGAATTACAGTGTAACACAGTTCTGAAAAGAATTAGATAAAAGTAAATATACTTTTGATGGAGCTACTAAAACATTTAGTAGTAAAGAAAATAATCTAGTATTAGATTTTAATGATATAGATTGAATAACATTTGATACAGGTTCTAGTTGTACATTTAATACAGGTTCTGATTGTACATTTAAGACAAATTCAGATTGTACATTTAAGACAAGTTCTAGTTGTACATTTAATACAAGTTCTTATTGTACATTTGATACAGGTGTTAAATGTAAATTTAAGACAGGTTATAATTGTATATTTGATACAGGAGGGAATTGTATATTTAAGACAGGTGAACTATGTGTAGTAGTAAGAAGAGATGTATATGAAATTATAGAATTAGAAGAATGAAAAGAAATAAAATTGAATGAATATGGAGTTAAATGATATATAGTAATAGAAGAAGAAAAGAAAAAGGTTACATTAGAATTAACTAATGAACAGTTAGAAAAGATTAAAGACTTACTAACTAAATAACATTACTACCTAGTAATGAATTAGTAATAACTTAGTAACTTAATAAAAGAATAAATGAGAGAAATAAATTTATTTATATTCATAGTAATATTATGAATAATGTCAGGAGCATTAATAGCTTGAGTAAATTGAATAGTGTCAGAAGAAAGTGTAGTTATCACTTCAGCTCTTATGTTAGTATTATCATTTGCTTGAGTTTTATTTAACCTAACAGATTAAAAAAATGGATAAAACTTTACAGAAAGTAATAAAAAGAGATTTAGAAAAATTAAGGAGAATGAGGGAATTGAAAAAAAAATTACTAACTAAATAATATAGTAGATTACTTAGTAACTTAATAAAAGAATAATGTTTTGATTAGATAAAAAGAAAACAACAACTCTATCAGATGAATTATTTGGTAAACAAAATCTAGCTGAAATAAATATATATTGTGCATTTAAAGGCTATTGTAAATGAATAAGAGCTAATATAAAATATCAACAATGAAGCTTAGAATGAGTTAAAAGAATTAAGGGAGAAAGTTTATCAGAACTTTTAGATAAGATAGAATTATTTGTTAATGAAATTAAATAATGAAAAAATTTATAAAAGAAAATATTAATATAATATTTTGAACAACATACATAATACTTAATATATGGAGTATAATTATTTATTATCAAAAAGATAATATATCTGCTATGGTAGAAGCACTAATACAAATACCTTTAGTAATAGCAATAATGTTTTTATTAAAGTTGTGAGATAAATGGATAGTTTTAATTAAAAAATATGAAAAACTAAATAATGATTTAATGAAAGATAATATAGATTCATTAAAAAAACTATCTAAAATTAAAAAATAGAGTATAATAAAATCGCCGAAATGGTAATTATATAAGTCCTCTCTTTTCCTATTAGGTTTTGTATTCTCGTAATATCGTACTTTTCATAATAGACCTTTTTCAAAAATCCATAGGTTAATTTTTGTACCATAGTAACCCAATAGGAAAGAGGAGCTTCTGGGGCTATAAAAATAAGGAGTGGGAATATATAGTAATATGTTGGTTGCATACAAAAAAAGAGCATTAATGCTCTTTTTTTGCTGTATGGAAAACAACATATTTCCTAATCATTGAGAAATACTTTTGTATTATAAGCAAGATTTTATATATACCAAATCTTTTTCAGAAAAAACTATTTTTTCTTTAATAGTTCTACCTTTGTTTGTTAAAAACTTTGGTATATATTTTAATCAGAAGTTTTGTTTCGCTCTTTTTTTCATTATTGTATTTTCTTGAGCTTCTGCTCTTTTAGCTCTCATATACTGTTTATGATACTCTCTCATTTTTTCTTTATTTCTTTCTCTATATTCTCTTTGTTGTTCTCTTATTTTTTCTCTATTTCTATTTCTATAAACAGCAGCTTTTGCTTTTCTATCTATTACTTCCTGTATACTCTTATTGATTTTTTTCATAGGCTAATATCTATTATCTAATATATATTTTTTTAATTCTTTTTTGTCCTTTGGTGCTTTTTTCTTCATTTTAATAGAAGCCGAAGGTTTAGTGTATTTATTAATACACCGAAGATAACTACATTCACAATCTAATTTAGGATTTGTAATACATTTATTATACATAATTTAAGGCTTAGGTATTTTAAACTTCTTATTATTTTTCTTAATATATCAATCTCAATTATATAAAACTACAATCTGCTCTAATGATAACTCTATACAGATTTCTCAATATGATTTAGTTCCTATAGAAAAATTTTCTATTTCATCTAAACAATCAATAGCTCAAAAGTATCAATTATCTCTATTTACTCTATACCTATTTTCATCTACTTCATATTTAGAAATATGCAAATGTATTCAATTACTGTTACCTGTATTTCAAGTCATTCAGATAATATCTCATTTTTTTACACTAACATTACCAACTTTAAATTCATCTAAATGGGCATATCTATACATATTATTTCAATCAGATGTATATAGTTTTACCTGCTTTCAATATATCTTATGAATAGAGTGTACTACATCTCAATCTTTAATAGCATAAATAGGAGCAGGTATTCTATTACTCCCTATATCAATTCAATTGTGTCAATCCATTCAGAACTTACCATAATATTTTGGATTCTCTCAAAACTTTTGAGTAATATATCAATTTTTTACAATCATTTTTATTTTTTATCATATATAGATACTCAATCGTTAAGATATTGTATAACTTTTCAATATCTCATTCTAGCGTCCTCTAAATGTCTCATAGCTAAAATACTTTGAGCAATACATTCTCATTTATCTCATTCAACTTCTCCTTTTTTTAAAAAATCACTAAACTCTCTTGCACTTGCTTCTAATTCAAGTAATTCATCTCTGAATTTAGTAGCAATATTTTCAAAATCTAATCACATATATATAAAAATTATAAATTAAAATTATTTTTTATCAATTCCTAAAAGTGCATCAATTTTTTCTTCTTCTATTCAATTCTCTAAAACATCTTCTTTTTTCTCTATCTTCTTTTTTTGTTCTTTAGTAAAAGAAGCTCAATCTTTTTTTGCTCCTTTCTTTCATATAAGAAAAGCAACTATCATACCAAAGTAACTAATAAGAATAGGGTCTAGTTCTATTTTTATTCATAAAAAACTTGTATATATATTTATGATAATAAATGATATACTAGCAAATGTTGCTGTAATTAGCAAAAAATTTGTTGTACTTTTAAACATAATCTATCTATTAAATTTTAATATCCCTTTTTTTCACCAAACATATTGTATTTCTTCACTCTTTTTACAATGGTTTTTATAATTAGCTATTTTAGCTACTATTTTATTCCTAGTATATGTTTTAATGAGAGCTTCACTAATCTTAAACCACTCATTCACAGATTGTGCTTTTATTCAAGATAAAAACTTTTTATGTAATTTATCTATTCAATATAAATCAAGCAATCTCAGAACTCTAGTTAAATTTTTTTTGTCTATATTTTTATTTATCATTTTTTTTTAGTTTATCATTTATTTTTTTATATTTTTTATCTATACTTTCTTCATCAATAAACACTTCTAATACTATTACCCCTATTACAAGGACTACAAATACTGTTATTATAAAATATACCATAAATATAATTTTTAATTATTATTAAAATAATTTTCTTCCCTATATTTTTCTTCTGGGTCTTCTACATACTTAAATATAAATCCTCAGCAAGAATTTGCCCTTCAATTAACAACATTTGAAATAGACTTACTATGGATATTTAGTTCTATACCTGCTTCAGTAATACTATCCCAGTATTTTATTTCATTTCATTCTAAATTATACTGAATAATTGGTTTTCTTCAACCTTTTCTTTCAAAAGTCTTTTCGAAATCTAATAAATTATCTATTTTATAATTAATTAAATCTATAAGCTGTACCACATGTTCATCATGTGCTTCGGCCATTTTCTTTAATTCTTGTAATACTTTCAAGTCCATTCAGTTAGCTTGGACTTCTTTATATATCTGGTCAGTATAAAAATTAGTCATAATATATTATTAAAAATTAACATTCATCTTCCCTTAATTCGTGTATTCTTCTAGTGCTTAAAGCCATAAGATTATGAATATCACTAAGTTGTAAATTTATTAATATTTTTTCTTTTACAGAACTTTCAATTCTCTGTACTGTCAAACAACCTTCTTCTTGAAACAACATTTCTCTATATTCCTGTAAAGCTCATAAGTCTTTATCTTTATATAGATTATCAACCATTTGGTAGTTTTCCTCAAAGCTATCTCTAAAATTTAGGCTCATCTTTAAATCAATAATTAAGAATAAAATGTTCAACTTCTTTATCTAATCTATATTTAAGTACAAAGGGTTTTAAATATTCTTTTAAATAATTTCTCCAATCATCTTTTTCTTCCTCTGACATTGTCCATTGCATATACCAATCATCTATTTTGTTTAATTTTTCAATACTTCAAGGGTAAGTATCTATATATCAGCATATACTAAACATTTCTTTTATAACTTCTTCCAAGTTATTCTCATCAAATTTTTTCATTTTTAGAATTTAATAAATATTCTACTCTTTCTTTAATTTCTCCAATTACAACTCCAGTATCTAATAATCTTTTATTTAATTTATTATATATCTCTCCCCTATCTATAGCCCTAAGATTATATAAATCATCAGATATTTGTAGTGCTAATCTTGTTTGCTCTTTTCTTAACTCTTTAACATTATAACAATTTTTTATTTCTAACATAATAAGTTTTTAATTTTATTAAATATATCTTCTGATATAAGTGTTTTATATTTATCAAATTCCTCACACTCACAAGCAGATAATTCTACTGTTTCTTTACCTTTTTTAAGTCATTTACTATTATGCTTTAATATTTTTTCTTGTGTAACATAATCTAAAGGTTGTCATTGACTATAATTTTTTCTTCTCATTATTCATAACATTTATAATTTTAAAATTTCTGGTCTGCTTTAAATGACAGCATACAGCTAATCAAACAAAATTCCATAATATAAGTATTGTATAAAAATTATCTTTTTCAAAGTGCATTAATATATGTTCTAAGTTTCAATGTGTGTAAAACCAAAAATTAGTATACAATAAAGCTAATATCAACATAGATACTATAAAAATATGTTCAAGATTTTTTGTAGTTTTACAATTTCTTAAATACTCTGTTTTTCTTATTAAAAATATCAGCTCATAAAACAACCAACTTGTAGTCAGTATTAAGAGAACTATTGTAATGTATATATAAATCATAATATTTTTTTTAAGCTATATCAAAATCGCACGAATGTCTGAGAATATTTTTTCCATATTAGGTTGTTTTGATATTTTTTCAAATACACTAGAATTAAATATTAATCATATTAATATTCAATCTATATTATACAAAGCTTTTATATATAAACTTTTTGTACCTAATTCTTTTCAGATAGCTTTAATAGCTCAATATTCTTTGGAACAATCTTCAGTAAACCATTCTCAATTCTCATTTAACTTATCTATATAAGCTACAAATGTATAATAAGGTAATCTACTTAGCTCTAAGTTATCAACATTTAATTGACTTAATCCTGCTTTCTGTATTCAAGCAATTATACTAAAATATAAGAAGTGGAAGTTTTCTCAATTCTTTAATCAATTATGATTTAAGAATATATTACACCTATCAATTCCTTGATTAAATGCTTCTTCTTTATTATCTCTTAAGTATTTTTGTATTGCCTTAACTTGTTTTTCAGATTTTAATATTTCTTCTTGTTCCATTTTCTCTACTTCTTTTTTTCAACTTCTAACCATTTTATTAAAAACAGTTTGTCAATCTAAGAATCTATATCAGAAGTAGAACAAAAAAGTCATAAGTGTAATATTAACTCAAGCGTCTAATAATGTTTTTATTATGGTTTCTAATCACATATTTTATTAGTTAAATTAAAATTAGGTCATAATAATTTATTATCTTTATTAGTCATAATTATAAAAAAAATAGAATAAGGTATTTCTTATTCTATTTTAATCAAAAATCATTTAATGTAAACACCAAATAGAGAAAGAGTGTTTTGTCCTTGTTTTTATTAAACTAGAACTATTCCACAATCTTCATATTTGTATTTTTTGATTTCAAAATCAGCTGGTAATGTTGTTTCTATTCAATGTATAATTTTAGTATTTCACATTTCAACTCATTCAATAGCATAATTTTCTGTATAAGCTATTTTTTCACTAATATCTAAAACTAAATTAGTTTCTTGTTCTAATAATAAATCCATAATTCTATATTTTAAAAATTAAATTAAGCCACATCTTCAAAAGGTAATATTAAACTACCACTATAACCATATTTAACATATAAATTAGTAGTTCAATCTATATCTATTAAATTTATTCCATTTGCTTCTCAATAAGGAATTGTACTTTTATTGAATAAACTTCTTTTAAAAGTACCACATATACCAGTTGTATCATTACTCATTTTAATAAACATATCACTTAATTGTTGTTTTCAAGCTCACATTTGTGCAGGATAAGAATATTTTGACCCACAATTAGTTACACTTGGTCAATCGTTTGTAACTGTGTTTCAATCTTTATCTTTAGTAGTTGCTTTATTAGAATAAGGATTAGCAGTAAAACCAGAAGAATATAGACCTGCTACAACAAATAAATTATCTGTTCAACTAAATCATAGAGCATCAACAAAATCAACTGTATTACCTCATATCATATAACCACAATACTGTTGAGAACTATATAATCAAGTCCCTGCTATAAGAAAATAATCAGGTCATACAATAGCATATAAAGAAGAAGCATAAGCTCAACCTTTTATTATATTTGTTCTTTGAGCTTTAAGTGTAGTTCAATCACTATCATAACTCTTACATTCTCAATAATAACTTGTACTTGTTCAAGGTAATTTTATAAAATATTTAATAGACTCTCAATCTATTGTTCCTGAACTTAGTGCCTTAAATGAACAATAATTTGTTCAACTTGTAACAATATTAGATAATGTCCACCCTGCTGTTGTAAAAGCATTTTGTATTGCTGTCCAACCTATTGTGCTATAAACTCAACTAACTGTTTTAACTGTCATAATATTTATATTTAAAAAATTAAATTACTGTATAATCTACAGTTTCTATCACTCAAGGTGATATTATATTTGTTTCTATAGGCATTGTATAATTCTTTACCTCTACAGGCAATCCTCAACCTCAACCTCAACCACTTACAAGAATATCTCATAAGTATACTTTTCAATTTATTGTTGGCATAATCTTAATCAGTTATAATATAAAGTGTTGAAACACTAGGTGTTGCAATGGCATCATATTCAGCCTGTGTTAAACTAACAATATTAGTAATTTTGTCAGCTCAGGGTATTCAAGTAATACTACTAGGCACTCAAGGGTCTACCCATTCTGTATTATAGTCTGTTCAATCTATTTTAGCTAATTGTTGTCAAATAGTTCAGCCAACAGGAACTTTAGCTAAAGGAATTACGCTTCATAATTTATTTTTTTCAGCGTCTGTAAAAGCATTTGTATCAGCATTTGCTTCATATTTAGTTTTTACTGAACCATTTGTTTCATCTCAAGTGTTTGTTCAAGATATAGCCCCTAATTTATTTTTTTCATTATCAGTAAAAACATTTGTATCAGCATTTGCTTCATATTTAGTTTTTACTGAACCATTTGTTTCATCTCAAGTGTTTGTTCAAGATATAGCTCATAATTTATTTTTTTCAATGTCTGTAAAAGCATTTGTATCAGAATTTGCTTCGTATTTTTGTTTAACTTCAGCATTTGTTATTGTTGGAGTATTTACATATTCTGTACCCCCCCATCTAAATTGCTTATTATCATCAAGAGTTACATATATTTTACCAGACTCTCAAGGAGTTGGTAGAGAAGCAAAATCTGCAAACTCTAATATATCATCTACATAACTTGGTAAATATTGACTATCTATAACAACTCAATCTCAAATTACTTCCATTATTGCTTTATTTTCCCAATAAGAAAGGGTGTTATTCCAAACAAGAGTATCTCATTCTGCTTTATTAGTAATTAGTACATCGTGTAATTCATCTATTTCATATCCATTTTGGATTTTTGCATAGATTATTCAAATTGTTGGATTTGAATTTATACACCAACCCAAGAATACTAAATGATTTGGAGTATCTGGTTTTTCATCAGTTATTCCTCAATCAACAGAATCTAACCATAAGGCAGCTCATTCTGCAAAAGCACTTGTGTCCACATTTGGTATTAAACCCAATAGAGTAATGAAACCCGATTGGTTGCTTCCTATTTCTTCAGCTGTAATTCAAAATGTAGAAGCACTTGTTCCTTCTGAAGAAGAATTAGCAAAATCTGCTGTTAGGTTTGTACCTCAAATACTTCAAGTTATTTTTACAACTTTTAGTATACCCATAGTTCATCAAGAAGTATTCCTAACTCTCTCTACTAATTGTTTACCATTTCTCAAAGTAACATTTCAACCTTTTAATCAAGTGTTAAATGTTCAACAGTTATCATTCCAAGCAACTTGTCATTCTGTTACACTTTCGTTTGCAGAAGTATTAAAAGTCATCTTGTCAGTTATTATTAATTTCAAGAAATCTTCCTTTGTACATTTTTTACTAGTATTTGTGGAAACATCTACATATTCAATTAAGTCTGGTTGGTCAGCTGTTCAAGGAACTAACTGAGAAATTTTTATTTCTGACATTTTTATTTATATTAAAAATTAATATTCTTCCCATACAGTATTTATACTGTCTTCTGTAACAAGCCTTTTTCAATCTTCCGTAATTCTAGTGTCTGTATTTTGTTCTAATTCACGGAAGATTAAGGCTTCGTCTTCTGTCCATATAGTCATAATTTATTATGTTATTCAAATAAATTTGCTCCATATAATTTAGATAATTTTCTAAAAGCTCATCATATCCACTCAATTTGTAATATTCTTAATGCTTCTGGGTTAAGTTTAGATAAGTTTTCTCATTTTATTAGAGCATTTTTAAGTTCTCTAAAACTTTTTTCCGTAATAGATGTTTCAGTAACATCAAATCATTTTTCTATAAGTTTTTTATGAGAAGGAGTTATTTTATCTAATACTTTTCAACTTAATCATCTATACCATTCTACAAATCATTTTATATTTTTCTGTGTTTCTATTATTCTATGTACAGCTTTGTCTGTATCTCTGAAAAAACTTTGTACCATTTGTGCTTTAGGGTGGTAACTACCTAATCATAATTTTTCTAATGACCTTCAGTATCATCTTAATATAAGTAATCTATCTATATATTTATCTGATAATCAACCAACTCATTTTAAGTTCTCTAAAGCAGATTTATCCATTTGAGAGAATCTTTTTAATGTTTGTCAATCTTCTAAGAATAATTTTTCTACAATTTTTCTATATCTATTTTGTTCTGATAATTTAGATAATTCTTTCTCTAAAGTAGCTCTTTCTTTATTTAAAAGTTTTACAAAATCATCATTAAGACTTTTTGTTTCTGCTTTTGAATATAAGTCTTTACCTAATTGTATATTAGATTTGATTTGAGGTATTACTTTTTTTGCAACAGCTCAAGACTCTATTTCTTTTAATTTATTTATTAATAAATTTTTATTAATTCAAGTAGATTTTACAAAAGCTGTTAATTTTTCTGGATTATCTATTAATTTTTTTATTTCTCTTAATGACGTAGGAGATAATGTTGTTTCTCAAGCTATATCTTCTTTTAGTAATTTTTGAACAGATTTTAATTTCTTAATGTTTTTGGAAAAAACATCTTTAGCTATTGTGTATTCTTTTCAAAATAATTTATTTAGTGATTTTGATAATTCTTCTGAATATTGTGCATATAAATTAGCTTCATCTCTACTTGCTTTTGTTCATAATTTATCTAGTTGAGCTTTTGCTTTTATTGTTGCGTGAAATTCTAATAATTGAGATTTTGTAATTTTAGCATTTCTTTGTTCTATTTTAATAATAAATTCTTTAAATGCTTTTCATAATAATCTTTCAGCTTCCTGTGGAGTAGCTTCCATTATCTTAATTTTAAGTCAAGATTTACCAAATATAAGAGCAGCTTCTTCTTGTATATCTTTTATTACCCTTAATTTCATTTTATTTATTCAAACACCTGGGTCTGTTCAAGGAGCTACTTTTGCTTTTATTTTTTTGAAAAAATTTACTACAGAAGTTCATTTATTAGATGATACAACTTCTGATGTTTTAAAGTCTCATATAACTTTTCATAAAACACCTCTTTCTTTATTAAGCATTCTTTCGTATGTTGGTACTCATTCCACAAACTCTCTTTCAGCTATAATTCATTTTGCTATTAATTCTTCTTGTTTTTTAATTAAATCATTCTTTAATTGTCATAATTGAGTTTCTGCATTAGGAAATTTTTTAAGTAATATTTTTCATTCTTGACTTCTTAATATTTTTAATCATTTCCCTTTAGCTTCTTTAAATATAGATTCTGCTATTTTTGGGTGTTTTTCCAAATAGAGAACAAGGTCATCATCAAGTCCTGCTATTTTTTTGTGAAACCAATCTATTGTATTTGCTGATTGTTTAGGTGCAGCTTTAAATAATCCCCACGCTCATCAAATAGCTCTTGTTAAAAGAGGGAATGCTGCAGCAGATACTCATACATCTAACGCAGACACATCTCATTCTTGAACAATATTTAAACCTGCTGTAAATTTTCACATTTCAAGTGCGTCGTGTAAATATCTAGTAATTTTAGGAAACCTAGTAAGCATTTTACTTAAACCATTCCATTTAGACATAATGGTTTTTATTTTTGCAGGAGCTGTAACTTTTCAAGCACCAAAAACAACAGAAGCTAATTCTGTTATTCATTTTCACACATTATATCAAAAATCTTTATTTTGTCCTGTTGTTTCTACTATAAAGTCCTCTCACTCTTTTCATAGACTTCTTATTTTTTCAGAAATAGGAGTAATTGCTCAAAATTGTACATCTTCTTTATACTCTGGGTCTACTTGTTCTCTTAACCATTCTCACAAACTAAAAACCCAAGCTCAAGTTTCTCATAAAACTCTTGGAACTCAAGCTGTAATACCTGTTGTCATAGATTCTCCAAAATCATCTACATTTTTTACATATTTTCATATCATTCAAGGTATAGTAGATTCTTTTTCTAATCTTTTTCTTTCATCTATTTGTTCCATTACTTCTTTTACTCTTTTCTTAGAATCTTCTTCTGAAGCATTAGGATTATTTTGTCTATATTTTTCTAAATTATTTTCAAATCTTTGTATTTGAGTAGTATATTTTTCTCTTAAATCTCTTTGGATTCATTCAGTATCTCATCACAATATTTGTAATGAGCTTTTTATAGAATCTTCTCCTGTGAAAAACCCTTTTATGTAGTCTAAAGGTGTAAACATAATTATATTTATTAGTAATTAAATTATTCTATACCAGATATATTATCATTAGCGTCAGCGTTATCATAAGCTCATACCCTTACTGTTGGATAATAAAATTCTTCAAATATTTCTTCTTTTAATTCATCATTTTCTCATAAACTAAAATCAAGTAGTGTATCTAAATTATCTCTAGCTACTCATAACATATTTTTAGCTTTTGTATTAAATTTTCAACTAGTATCTTTTAATTGAGGGAATATAGGTATTATTCTTTTAGCTTCCTCTGGAGATACTGCAACTCAACTTATAGCATTTAAGTAAGAAGCTATTTGTTGTGTTGTTAGTTGGTCTAATGATGTCATATCCTCTCATATTGTTAATCAAAGAATACTAGCCACATCTTGAGTTATTGCTTTTACTACATTTGTCCCCTCATTTCTTTTTATCTCCATTATTCTAGTCATTCATTTAATTACAGCTATTTCTTTAGTTAAATTTTCTTTTAATGTTTTATCTCATAATACTAATGCTCTTATTTCTGATTTTAATACATCTTGTGGATTACTTCACTCTACTATGGCTCTAATAACATTTTGTCTTTTCATTATTTGTTCCATATTAGAAGTAGTATTGCTTCAACCACTAGCTAATTGATTAAATTTCTTAATTAATTCCTCATTTTCTCATCTAAAATCTTTTATATCTTGTAAATATTTTTCAGTTAATTCTGGGTGTTTTAATTCCTTTGGTGTATCTCATAAATTTATTGATATAGCGTCATTTATTGCTAATCATTTTTTTGTCTCAACTCAAAATGAACTAGTTGTTTTTCACTCTAATTCAGCTTGTTTTTCTAATATTTTTACAGCATATTCATATTCTTCAGCTCTTACTAAATCATTATCTTCTATTGCTAAATCCCTTAATCTAGCTGCTTCTGCTATATTAGCTTCTAAATTAAATACAGATGTACTTAATCACATTTGAAGTTCTAATTTCTTTTGCTCTAATTCTACTCTTGCTTGATTCTTAATTTCTTCATATTTAAAATCAGCAGATTTTTGAGCTACTGTATTTTGTGTTGCATATATTTCATCATTAATAGTAGAAGTTTCGCTCCTAGCCATACTTAATATAGTAGAATATGGTAAATTAGGATTATTTTTTCTAATATTAGTTATTATTTTTCTTTTTGAGTCTTCTAAATCTTTTAATGCCTTATTTGCTTCATTTAGTTCTTTACTAGCTTCATCTAATTCTGGAGTAGTTATTTTTATACTTCAATATTTTTCTATTAATTCTTTTTGGTCTTTTTTGAATTGTTCTATTAATTCATCTGTTTTTGATTTAACAACTTTTACTTTTTCATCACTTATTCAACTTTCTAATTCTGTAGCATTTTTATTAATTAAATCTGTTTTAACTTGTAATTCATATTTTGATTGAGCTTCTAACATTTCTTTTGTTGGTTGTCCTCAATTTCATTTTAACATTTCTGACCACACCTTACTTCAAACAGCTATTTCATTTATTTTTAATCATTGGTAAATAGTATCAGATGTAGCTCAAAATGTATATTTATTGAATTTCTTTGTAACGGCATTTCACTCTACAACAGCGTCTGAATAAGGATTTTTATATTCTACATTACCCATTCAAAAAGTCATATTTAAATCCAAAACATCTTTATCTGTTTTTGGATTAAATACAACTTTTCAGTTAGATATAGAAAAATCCATACCATTTTGTTTAGCAAATTGTTCTTGTTCATTATCAACTGTTCAAACAACATTTTTTTGAGGATAACCTCATTTTGTGACAATATATTCTACCCTTTCTCCATTTTCTTCTCAAATAAGAGTATTTCAAACTCTCTCCATATTTGTAACTCATTTATTCTCCAAAAAATTTTCAAGATTATTTAAGTTAGTTCATCTAGCTTTAAATTCTTGAATTGTTTTAATTGGTTCAAATTTTTCTTTAATTTTTTCAGCAATAATTTCTTTCTTAACATCTTCATCTCTAAGTTTTTTTGCTTCTTTACTAGCTTTAGCTTTAGCAAATGCTTCTTGTCCTTCTTTTACTTCATCTTTTGTTCATTCCTTTATTTGTTCTATCATATCTTGTTTTTCCTCAACTTGTTCTATCATATCAACAACACTAGTATCTTCTACAGGTGGTTTTTCTCCCTCTTTTATTTGTTTTTCTCAAGTTTGTACTAATTCGTCTATTAAATCTCCTTCATTCAAAGGAGTTTTTTCTTTTTTCATAAATTCTTCTGTTTTGCTATCTGTAACTACTTTTGGAGTAGTAGGTATGTCTTGTTTTACTTGTTTATTAGGAATAGGATATTCTCTAAGCTCTTTTCAGTTTTCAGTTTTTCCTTTAAGTGTTCAATATTTAGTATCTTTAGGCATAATATTTTGTTAAAAATTATTATTTATTTAATTATATCTAGTTTTGTAATTTTTACAAACTAGTTAGCTTCAATTCTTATCATTCATTTATTTAATGCTTTTCAAATCTTAACTGTTCAAGTATGAGATATTCATCAAACACCCGATAGGAAAAGAGGTTCTCACGGCGTGAAATCGCTTAATATTCAATTATCTCTTAGTGGACTTGTGTCTATTTCGGTTGGGATAACCTCCCATTCTTCTGTTATTGGGTTATATTCTAGATTATCATTCATTGCAAATCATATAAAATTTTGTTTTGTTCAATCTCAATTATCTGTAGTAAAATATCCTCAAGTTAAATCTACGCTTTCATATATTATATATCTTAGTTCTTGTGCAGTGTAATTCCAGTACATTATAACTAATCTACCATTTACTAAAATCCTTCAACCTGCTGTCATTCTATCATTACTTCATATTTCAGCTTGTGGTAAAAATTCAGTAACATTTCAAAATGTAATATCTGTTCAGTCTACTAATATATTCCACATATCGGCTCATTGACTACCTCAAGTAGCATTTCATTCTGAATAATATATATAATTCTCAAAACTTACTTTTCATAAAAAGGCTGAATTATAATTTCATTCTGCTGCGTAATTTATATGTTCTGGTCAAGCCACTACTGTATCAGCTGATATGTCTATAACATAAAATTTATCATCTGTTCATCAAGCTATCGCATAAAGTGCAGATGTACTATCTCTCCTAGTTAAAGCCCGTTGATAACTATTTCAAGTTGGAGTATGAGTGATTGAATGTAATGTTGTTGGTGTAGCTCAACTAACATCTAATAAAGTTATGACATTTGTGTAAGCAACTAAAACTCTTGTACTTGTCATCTCAATAATACTATCTATAGCTCCATAAGACCAACTTGAAAATCAACCAATAGTAACTCATTTTGTGAATGTAGTAACATCATTAACTATATCTATTGTTCCCGTCCAACCATAAGTTCATATTATTGTTAGTTTTCAAGGTTCATTGAATACTATAGGTCATCAACCTCTTAAGTCATATCATAAATAATTAGTATTTAATGTAGTTATTGTTCAAGCATTTACATTTATTTCTATTGTGAATAATGTTGTTTGTGTATAATCTTGTTGAAAATGATGCCCCATAGACATAACACATTTATATATTCAGTTTTCACTATCTGACTCATAAACCATAGCTCAAGTTAATATAGAATAACTATAACTATTTATTGTAGCTCAAGCTATATGGTCAAAAGTAAGAGTAGTATTTATTTTTTTAACAGATAAGTAAATAGCGTCATAAGCGCTTCAGTCTTCATAAAATATAGCATTAAAATCACTTCATAATGGTACAATTACGGCTCTAGGATAACTAGTCATGCCTGCAGTAAATAGAGAAATATCTCAAAAATCCTCTGATTGTATAGCTTCCCTGTAACAAACGGCGTCTTTTTCATCTATTGCTCAAGGAGTATCGTCTGGTTGTACTGTAATAGAATAAACTCATTCAGCATAACTTCAACTACCAGAATCTCAACTATCTCAACCTCAACTACAGCTTTCTACTATACTTTCTTCACACGACAATAAATCAGTAGAAAGTCAAGGTGTTTTATTCTTGACTTCTACCTTAATATCTTGTAAGATTTCTTGTTTTTCTGACATAATTTAGTCTATTATTGAATAAATTAGTTTAATTTCATAGAATTTAGGACTTCAAGTAACATTTTGTGATTTAATCTTAAAAGATATATCAAAAAAACTATTATCTGGGTTAAATTTAAATCTTCAAGGAGTTGTTATGGTTTTTAATGCTTCATATCAACCTCAATCTATATTTACTTCTACAAATATTCTATTACTTTCACTAGTATCTCTACTATAAATTTGTATTTCTTCTATTTTTTTTCTCTCATTTTTTTCTTTTCACTCAAAAACATCTAAGTATACTGTTCACATATTTAGAACAGTATTGTTATCATAAGTTTTATAGTATCAAACTCAAGTAGTTGTTCCGTATTTATATGAATAATAGAATCATTTTCATATTTTAGGTACTCATAAAGCTCCTATAACATCAATAGTTGTTCAGTTTGGTGCAATATTAAAGGAATATTCAAAACACTCTGGAAATCATTGTTTTTTAGCTCAAAAACTAACTAATGTATGTCCAGAACTTTGATTATCATTTGTATCAACTAAGAAAAGCTGACCTCATAGGGAAAGAGTTGCGTTCCATAGTCAATGGAATGTGAATTTATTTACTCAAGCTAATTCACTTTTTTCTGGTCTACTTATAGGCGTGTATTGGTATCAGTCCATATATCAAAATTCTCATTCTTTTCATATAATGAAATCAATTCAATTGTGATTTAATGCTCAAGTAACAGGGAATCATAACTCTATTACAGAATTTACAGATGATTCTTCTATTATACTTCAAGTTTTAATTGAAGTTATGTGTCATTCTTTTCAGAAAAGTTTAATAGTAGTTCATCTTTGAGTTATATCTAATATATCAGAAGTACCTACAGCCACCCATTCTTCCACTCATAAAGTATCAACTTTATATAATCAAGTTCAACTTGCTACATATAATTGTCTTCATAAATAATTATACATAGGAAAAGTATGTGTGTCATTATCTACTAATACTCATTCTGCTGTTCATAAATTTATCGCTATAGCGTTAGTATAATTTCATTCGTACGCTTCTGAACTAGGAACTTTAGTACATATATATCACTCAATAGGTACTTCTTCGTGCATAAAATACAGGAATCAATTAAATTCTATTGCATTTGTTATTATATCTGTTCAAGATATTGTGTGTTCAAGAGAATCTCATTCTATATCATAAATAACTCAATCTTCTCAATATCAAAGAGTTTTTTTAGCTCAAGTGCTACTTGTTACATCTACAAATCATAAAACTAAATTTCAAGAAGTAGATACTTTTTGTTCTGAAGCAGGAGTAATAGATATAAAATCTGAATTTGATTTTAAATCCATATTCTCTGAAAAAACCACTTGTTTTCAAGTAGTCAGTTTATCATCAGAGCTTGTTCATCAATAAAATTTGTTCCAAACTTTAGGTATTTTTTCTAACATAATATTTTATTATTAAAATAAGTCGCCGTCAATATTTTCTTCTGGATATTCTAGGTGTATAGGAGAGTTATCTCTTTCTGATAATTCTTTCATAGCCTGCTCTCTTTGTCTTATGTATTCTCATTTTTCCATATTTGATTCTTGTTGTTTACCTATAGATTTATACATATATGGTAAAACACCTTGAATTAATACATCTCTATAATCTTCTGGAATAATAATAAGATTTTCTGAAGTTTGTTCAGTCCAATCAGCAATTTTTTTGGCTCATCTGATTTTTAATCATTTTGTTATTACTTTATCTGGAGGTGGTGCTATAAAGAAATTATTGGCAGAAAGGCAGAAAATAGGTTGGTCTTTTGGTTGATTAACAGCATAATATTCCCATTCTTCTGGCAGATTTTCTCTAGTAACAGGTTTTGCTTTTACATACACTAGTTCTCAATTATCGTAAGTTTTTCCGTCATAACATACACTTATTTCAGATACTTTTTTAAGACCTGCAGTAGTAGCTGCTATTTCTGGTATTTCATACGCATAAGTTCAATTAATTGTATTAGCGTGAAATTTTCCCTCATTAAATTTTTCTCTCATATAAGAGACCATATAAGACCAAAAATTGTTTTTAACTATATTTAGGTATTTTAAGACATTTTCTCTATCTATTTGTTCCTCATTTGTGTGGGTTTGGTCATAAGCCAAATCAATCATATTATTTACATTCATAATTTTTTGTTTAATAAATAAAAAAAACATAAACTATATGTAATAGTTTATGCTTTTTTAAAAAATAATCAAGGGATTAAAATTATTCAGCATCTTGTGCTATAATTTGAAGTCTATACATTTTTTCAGCACCTTCAGTGAAGGTTTTCAATCAGTATCTTCACCAAGTCATGTAGCGAGTGGCAAGTTGTTTTTGAACATCTTGAACTTTTAGATTAACTTCTTTTTGTAGACCTAAATCTATAGAACCATTTTCCATTAATGCATTATTGATTATAACAGCACCACATTTATTAGCAGCGTTATCAAAATTAGAAGCAATAACTTTGTAACCTCTTTTAGAGGTAATTTCTAAGCTATTTCCTGTATCGTCATTAGCGATGATACCTTCTAATTTAGTTCTGTTTAGAGAAGTAACTTCTTTATAAGTAGTTCCAGCTCCAGATAATCCCATAATTGCACTTCTTAAGTTAGCTCTAGTTGCAGCAACTGAAGCTCCTTTAAGAACATCTCAAGCGTTAGCTAAAGCAGCAACTATTTTGAAAGTTACACCATTAACTGTTAATGTGTCATTAGCAGTAGTAACAGCGTTTAAAGCAACTTCACAATATGCAGTTAAGTTTGTAGAAACATATAATCTCATATTTTGGAAAGAACCTTTATAACCTCTTTTAAATGTTTCATCAGAAACTTTAAAAGTATTACCGATAGCAGATTCTCCAATATCTGATAATTGGAATGGGTCTACAGTTAGTGAAATATTAGCGTCATCAACACCTTCGTTGATTAATGAAGCGTAAGCTCTACCATAAGTATTAACAACATTTTTAGTAGCCCCTTCTGGAATTAATTTAACAGCAGCAGCATTAGTGCTTCCTGCATTTAAAACTTCATTAAAGAAATTACCTTCTATATCTTGTTTAATTCTATATGCAGCTTTTGGAGCTTCTAAAGAAACAACATCGTAACCATTTTCTAATCCGTCAACTTCATCATATACAAAAGATATAATTGGAGTTTTATTGATTACTAATTCTTCATCTGCATAGTTGATACCTTGGTCTTCAACATCTGTATATTTTTCATAAGAATCAACATTCATATATTGACCTCTTGGGTTTTTTAGTGAATTACCACCACTAATTCTTCTAACATTAGCTAAGTCCATAGCTATTAATCTTTCCTCTAGTAAAGATTGTACAGTTTTAGTATATAACTGTTTTATAAGTGCAGATACATTGTTCATTTTTAGTATAAATTATTGTATAAAAATTTTATACAACTCAGAATCCTATTTTTTAATCATTCATTTAGCTCTAGCGTATTTCAAGAAATCAGCTCAAGATAACTTAGTAGCTTCTTCCTCTGTTAAGTCTGTTATTTTTTTTCTAGCTTTAGTATTACTACTTTTACTAGAAAAATCTTTAGAACTTTTAGATTCTGTAGGTTTCTTTGCTTTAACTAAAGTAAGTAAATCATCTAAAGATAAATTGGGATATTTTTCAGATTCAGATTTCATTTCTTTTTTAAATTCAATTGCGTCTGGATTTTCCAAAAAGAAAAATTTTAACTCATTATCATCTATTCCAGAATCATCATCTTCATCGTCGTCATCGTCCTCATCTCAATCGTCATCTGATTCTTCAAGTTTTTTTAATTTTGCTTTAAGTTCATCATTTTCAGATTTTAGAGTTTTATTGGCTTTTGACATTTTTTTCCAATTACTTTTTTTACTTATTTTTTTAGTAGAGGTTGTATTATCCTCACTATCATCTTCAGACTCATCGTCAGAGGTTGTAGTATCCTCACTAGAATCATCGATATAATCGTCGGCTGTGTCGTCAACTATATCAAATTCTAATTCTTCATTAGGCATATTGCTAATTATTAGTTTATAAGGCTCTTTGGAGCTTAGAGTATTAAAACCCTAATTGTTACAATTTTGTAACAGTCGAGTGTTACAAAATTGTAATTTATTAGCTTTTTAATCTTAGAGTATTAAAACCCTAATTGTTACAATTTTGTAACAGTCGAGTGTTACAAAATTGTAATTTATTAGCTTTTTAATCGTATACTGCTTCTTTATTTTCTTCTTCGTCTTCTTTTTCTGCGTCTATCATATAGTCAATTAATCAGTCAAACCATATATAATCTTGAACTCTACCTCTTGTAAGGTCAAGTGCATTATATAATGGGCTTGAATTAGCTATACCATATTGGTCTTTCATTCCTCTTGTACAGTACTTTCTTATTCACTCAATATCTTTATCTATGTCTTCTATCATATATCAAACTCATTTATAGTCAAGTTTTTGTAATTCTTCTAACATAGTTATAAGGAATTCCATTTTCTGATAATTCATATCGTGTATAGATACACATTGAGTATTATCTACATTTGGAAACGATTGCATAATCTCTACTTCCAATGCTTCTTGTTTATTTTTATTCTTTTCTAGTATTTCTTTATACTCTTTAGATTCTTTTAATATAGTCAATTCATTAATTTTACTCATTTTGTATTAGTTAAGGTATATAAAATTGTAATTATTAAGCACCACTTAACATATTAGCACTTTCTTGCATTTGTCAAGACATTCCTTGTGCAGTAACATTATTTACAACACTTTCAGAAACTTCTGTCATCTGTGCTTCTTGTCATCATTGAGCCTTTACTAAATCAAGTAAAGAGTTTCTATAAATCTCAACTTTAAGTGATTGAGGAGCAGCTTTTATTGCTATTAGGTGCGTTAATGGGTCAAGGTCTGACTCTATTTTAGGTTGTATGTCTTGTATAAGTAATGCTACATTTTCTTGTGCTATAATTTCTTGTGGAGTCATTGGAACTTCTATCTCAACTTGTGGCTCTGGTATTCCAGAAGATATTAGAAATCTTCTAGCTGAATAATTTTGTGCAGCAACAGGTCTTTGTATAGTTTGTAGAAGTGGCATTGTGTTTGCATAGGCAACTCTCTCTTTATCTCTCCTTTTATCTAATTCAGCAACAGTAATTACTTGAATTCTTACATTTTTTTCTGATAAGAAGTCATTTTTCTTTAATTCTCTAGGATAAATTCAAAAACCAGTATTGAAATTAACAATTTTTCTATCTCAATCAGCAAATCTTTCTTTATAACATCTAAACCATAGTTGAATAAGTTTCTTTTCTCCCCAAGATTCAATTTTTGCTGCTAAAGCTAAGTTAATATCAGTATTATCTTGTTGTAAAGCATTAGTTGTAGCTGCTTCCCTTCTTTGTGGAGTAGAACCTTGAGTAAGTTTCCCAATAGAAGTAGAGCCTTCGGTTTGTTGGTCAAGTGAATCATCTATAAGATAAGAATTGTCTGCTCTGAAATCTCTTTGAATTGGTGCTACAGCATTTTGTAATGACTCTCATTCAAGAGGATTTGTAGCAACTAACTTATTAAATCAGAAATTAAGGTCAGCTTTATTTTTTATTAGTCTAGTATTATACATATACATAGGATAAAGTTCAGCTTTAGATTTTTTAAGTCTTAATGTAGCCATTTCTGCTTTAACTCTTTGTACATCTCATACATAAGTACCAATTCTGCTACCAAATGGATTATTTCTTCTTGGTTTCCAGTAAGTAAATGCAAATGGGAATTTAACATCTGATATTTCTTCTCATTTTAATGATTTTAATTCTACTATGTCTAAAAGTATAGAATTAGCATTACCTGTTTCACATTTTACTTTCATTGTATCTTTTGGTCATACCAAAGTAGTAAAGTGTGTATAAATAATGTGAACACTATTGTTAGTTGTTGTGTTACTGTCGGGAATAAGTCCTGCGTCTAATTGATTGTCTTTTTTAACATTTGTTGTAGAAAGACTACCTATTAATTCATCAACTATTTCTTCACTATATTCTTCTAGTAAATCAGCTTTATATTTATCTCTTTCAAATCAAGTAAACCCATAATCATCATTTACATAATCTCAATCTGGGTCTGGTATCCATTTTTGAGGATTAATATTCTCAAAAGTTGGAGATTTAGTGAATCAATCCCAACCTGTTTTAGCTACAATACCAACTCAAAACAAAAATTTATCCCAATCTCTTTGATATTTTAAAATTTCTATATCTTGTTCATTAAAATCTTCTTCATAAGTAGCATTTAAGTTTTTTACAACATAATCTCTACCTATTTTTGTAGAAATAAACTTAGATTGTGGTCTATCAATGTAACTTCTAGCCATTAAAGCACAATGAATATTAAATAAAGTAGTATCTCATACTCTATCATCTTTTTCTCATTTCTTAACAGCTTTCTTTTGGTTATTGTAAAGTTTCAGTTCTTTTTTGAATTCTTCTCTAATCCCTTTAACTAAAGTTTCTCATCTTGAGTACTCCTCGTTAATTTGAGATAAGATTTCGTCTTCGCTAAGCCCTGTAACCTTAATAATATTAGCTAATTCGCTCATAAATTAATTATATTAAAAAGTATATGTGTAAAATTATATACCTAATAGGAAAAAAGTAAAGGTGTTAATCATATATATCTAATAAATCATCTTGTTCGTTATTTTCTTCGCTATCTGGATTCCAAGTGTCGTCTGGAGACTCAAGAAATTTAAGTAAATTCTCATCATCAATCTCTGCTTGGCTTTTATCTGGAGCTAATTCCTTGTCAACAATTCATTCTGAATGTGCTTTTATGAAATAATACATTCTAAAACTCATTGCATCAGCATAATCGGGACTTCTACCAAGAGCAGCTTTCATATCTTTCTTTGATTCTAGTTGAATTTTCCCGTCAGTATCTAAATCTTTTTGTTTTATAAACAATAATTCTTCTTTTAATTGTTCTTTGTAAGGACAATTTGGATAAATAGAGATTTTAGGTAGATATCTTTGTAAATAAAAGAAAGATTGTACCTTTAAATTCTGATAATTCCTTTTTTTGTAGTGTAGAATTTTAGATTCATAAGGATTTATTGCTGATTGATTACCAATAAATCATTTACAACCTAATAAATCAACAAGTCAACCACCAACTCAAACCTCATCAACTATTACATTAGAAATAGGAATATAGTACTTGTCAATAATAGGTTGAATAATTTGTGCTTGAGTTGTAAGTGTCGCTTTTTTAATGATTTGTATATCTGTAATATGACAATTTTCCCATAAAGTGATGATTGTAATATCTTTTCATTGTCTAGCAGCGTCAACTGTTAAGTAAAAAGTTCAATCAGTTGGAGTTTTTTCTCTTTGGAAAAATTCATCTACAGTATCTATAGTAAATAAATATGCTTGGTCATCTGTATAGTGAAAATTACCGTAAAGTAGTCTTTGTTTTGATACTTCATCTAAGTTTTTTAGGTTTTCTATATATGCTTCTGGTAAAAAAGGATTAGAGGTAGGTAATGATTGGACGAATGCCCTATGTGGAGGTAAATCCTTTTTTTCCCGTAATTTATAAAAATCTGTATATATAAAGTTCCTTCAAGGATTACAAGTCATAAGCATTTTTGGTATTTTTTGTACCCATTGAACTACTTGATGTTCTCATAATTTAGGAATTTCATTTATTACTCATTTTTTATTTTTTTTAATCCATTCTTCACATTCTTCTTTTGATTTAGAATAAAAATATTGTTTTCCTGTAAGATTTCTAAGACGAGAAGATAGTATTTGTTTTGCTTTATCAGAAATTTCTTGAGCTTCATCTATAAAAGCTCAAGTATATTCCGAACTTCAAAGTCTATCAAACTCTGGGTCTGAAGGATTTTCAGCCAAATCAATTAAAACAACTCTACATCAATTCTTGAATGTAAGTTGTGATTTTATATCATCGTATTTGTATGAATCTTCTGAAAATCATACATCTTTTAGTATTTGTTTAAATGTAATAAGTGTAGATAGTTTTATTTTTTTTAATTCTGACCTACCTATTGCCCGAGTGCTTCAAGGTTTTGTTGCTATTTCTGTAGCTAGCCACAAAGAACCAAGAACAGATTTTCATCATCAAGCACCTCAACCATATCAAACTTCTCTCGTTATATCGTCTTGGATATAATTCCAAGCCGTTTCTTGTTGAGAAAAAAGTCTAATAGGTGGTAATCAGTTATTATTAGTCATTTAAAATTAGTTATTAATTATATTTAAAAATAAATCATCAAGTTTTCTTGAGTTTTCATCTACAGACTTTAGATATTGTAGAATTATCTATTCATAATTCTCTAGTTATGTCAATTATAGAATCCCAAGTTTTTATATATTCTCAATTTAATGTAAATTGTTTTACTTTTACACTATTATGTAATTCTCATCATCTTTTTCATAAGCTAGGATTATTAGTTTCCCATACAGTTCTGTATCATAATTCTTTTCTTCTATGTTGCATATTTTCACTTCTTGTTACCCATTCAAGATTATCTATATGATTATTTTCTTTATTTCAATCTTTATGATTGACTTCTTCTTTGTTTTCGTGGTTATTTATAAAGTGTAGAGCTACTAATCTGTGTATATAAATACTATGTTGCTTGTTATCTTTTTGCATTCTTGCAACTAAATAACCTCAATTAGCTGTTCAAGGAATTAAAATTTTATGATTTCAATTCCCCCACCTTCATCATTTTATACTTTTAAATAATCAAGTATTACTGATTTGGTATAATCACTCAAATCATTCTATGTCTTTCCAAGTTTCCATATTATAAAATTATATACTATTATCTGTAGTATATCTGTAAATAGAAATAAGTCAACTAGTTATTAATTATTTGTATCTGAATTGTAGAAGGAATTAACTCTTGTTCCATATCTTCATTCTTAGTTACAGCCCTTATTTCCTTAAAACTCTGTTCCTTTATAGCCAACAAGTCTTTTGTATCAAGAAATCAGTTATCTAATTTATTATGAAGTTGCTCTGTAGCTTTCTCGTGAAGTGAAAAATCCTCTGTAACTGTCTTATTCTCAAATTGCGTTAATTCCTCATCACTAAACCATATTCAGTCATCATCAGCTAATCATTTATCAATTTCTTGTTCATTAGCTTTTTTGTAAGGAATAGGAGTAATTCATTTCTGAATCAATTCTTCAGCAAATTTTGTTTCTTGTTCATAATACTCTTTTCAAGTAAGTCATCTTGTTTTCATAATGTGGGGGTGTTAAGTAATACCAAATAGAGAAAGGAGGCTGGTGGGGGTGGTGGGGTTTTTATGGTTAGTATGATAATGTATTAATTTGTATTGTCAAGTTATAAGTTTGGTGGGGGGAAGAAAAATTGTTGGAGGAGGAATTATGGAGGGGGAATTTTTGGAGGGGGAATTATTAATTGTAAAAGTCTAGTAATTGAAAATGGAGAAAAAATAATTAATGGTACAGTTACAGTTACTGATGAAAATCCATTTGAAGGGGGGTGTGTGGGTCTGTCAATTTTTCATTTTTAAGAGACTACCTTTATTTTTTTTTGTCTACAATTAAAAGTTATATATTATTTATACACAATTAATAATTAATTTTTAATAATGCTAAAAAAACAAGTAGAAAAAGAGAGCATAAAAGATTATTGAAAAATTATTTGTTTATATCTATATATATCAATGTAAATGTAAACTTTTTTTTATTATTGTAAACTTTTTGCTTTATATATATAACATATACTAGCCTATTTTATACTATTATTTTTTTAAAAGTTAATATAGTTAATATAGTTAACAAAATTACACAAGTAAAATACCCTTTTTTTTTAAATTTTGTAGCGATTTCAAAAAGGGTGTATTTTTGTGAACTTTTGCATTTTTTGTTAACCTTTTAAGAATAAAAAAAACTTTTTACTTGACTTTTAAATTTAATTGTATACAATCATATATATTAAAGTATGTTTATATATATTTATATATATCTAAACAATACTAGCTCTTTAAAATAACCCTTATAATTAAAAATTTTTAGAACCAGTAAAGCCTTTACTGTTTCTATAAAGTTTTTAATAAACTTTATTTTTAATTTTTAATATAACACTATGAGTTACAACACCTTTCAAAATGTTACAACTGAGCAAGTTGACAATCTAGAAGACTTACAAAATGATTTTTCACATAGAGAAATATACAAAGAAGATTTTATATATCTCTTAAATTCTATTAAGTGGAACTTGTTTAGTTTATGATTTATCAAAATCAATGAACTTAATAAAAAAGAATTTTGATATAACATTAATTCTTTTTTATTAAGTTTTAATACTTGCAAAGTATTTGTAGCCCTGGACTTTTTAGACACTTTCACACTAGTTAAAGTGTCTAAAAAGGACTACAAAACAATAGAGGTTGTAAAATGAGTCTACATTGACCAATTTAACAACACTATAACAAGTCTATTAAAAAAAGACTTTTCATATTAATATTATAAAATAATATAAATATTTTTAGATTATATAATTATTATAATTATATAATCTATAAAG